AGAGGTGGTGGAGAACAGACTGGTCGTCTCGTTGGTAGTGGCGTTGGTGCTGCTGCTGCTCCTGCCGTTAGTGGTATACCTTTTGTTGGTTGGTTAGCTGCTGGTTGGGTTACTATGTTTGGTGGTGATCAAGGTGCTGAACTTGGTGGAGATATGGCAGAGATGATGAAGGACTGCTAATGGATCTTCAAAAGATAGCATCAACTGGAACAGCAGTAGCAGTAGTGAGTACTGGTGCGTTTGTCGGTGGCAATCATGTCGTCGATCAACAAACTGGTGGTCCTCAGAAAAGACAAGACGCACGTATAGAAGAGATACGACAAGTAGTAAGAGAAGAAGTATATCTACAATTAATCAATGCTTGGCCACAAACTAGTGGTCCTGTTAAAGGATTGAAAGATCCTAAAGACTATAAGGAGCAATTACCTCCAAAATAAATGGATACTTACCTATGGATCCTATTCATAATGTACCTAATATTACTCTCCGTGGACTTGATATACCTGACATAACAGTTAATGGTACTGGTATACCTTTGATTGGTAACTATGGTATAGGTATTAGATCCACTTATGTTTCTGACATACGAAATGTTAATATACATGAGACACGTGACTGGTTATCAAATCCACCACAGGCAGTTCCAATAGCTGTTCCAGTCACTGTTAATGCTGGTACACCTATTGTTAATATGCCTGGTTGTGTAACAGTACACAAAGAGAATGCTAAGAGGGATCCATCTACTAATAAGAATCTAGTAAACGATGATCCTAAAGGACAGACTACGTTATGTGATGCTGGTATGCCTTACTACCAACCACCTGACTATGACTATAGAGAATTATTTTGGCAGACAATTAATACAGAACCAGAAGATAGGGATGAGGGTGTTGATACAGAGGATCCTCAACCTTTAGATACACCATCAGCACCATCAGCACCAGACACAAGTCAACCTATTGGTGAAGTCGAATGTCCTCCACCAAATGCTAGACGCATAGGTGATAGGAATCAGAAGGGTGATGAGCAAGTTAAAGAATATAAACTAACACCTGACGGTAAAATCTGTGAGACTATCTGGGAACCTGTCCCTATAGTGGATCAGTATCTACCATCTGTAGGTGTTGTAACAACTACTGCGACGATTGCTACGGTTGCGACTGCATCCGCCCTATTTGCCAAACCCCTAGCTGACTTGCTCCTGAAGGTGATAAAACCTCTTGTGAAGAAGACGATTGCAAAAGTTCAGAAGATGCTTGGGAAGAAGGATCCACGCCGTCCGAACTTAACTGAGAGACAGACTGAGAAGTATCGAGAGAAGAAGGGTCTACCACCTCTGAAGAAGAAGGGTTAGTCCACTTAGGTTGTGGTATCTGGTGTTCATGTGGAATTATCTGTCCACCTGGTGCTGTTACAACTACGTCAGAACATATAGCAGCATAAGGTGACTTAGGATGGAACATGATTCCAGATTTCATGAGCTCACCACAATTTTTGAGACGAGCGATCTCAAAGTCTAATCTTTTGTTAGCAGTAGATTGATTGACTGCTGCTACTTGTGCTGTTGCAGCTTCAGAACATTTACGTTGCATACCCCTGTTGAGTGGTATTGAAAGTGTAGCAGATAGACCTACGTTAAAGGATTGGTTTGCCTTCATGTCTGTACGTACAGGTTTCATCCATGATGGTGTCATGCTACCACCAGTATCAACTACATCAGGCACACCATTAGGACTGTCTACATCTTGAATGATTGTGATATCTGATCCATCTGGGAACCATCTTACTTCCTCACCAGCATCATTAGTATAGGTTCTATCATCATACCATTCTTCCCAAGGGTAGTTCTTGACATTAACGTAGGTAGGAACCATCTTACCAGTAGTATCACTGATGTTGTACTGTGGTTCGTTATAAAAATCTTCCCAAGGATCTTTCCTTGAGTCAGCAAATTGTAGGTATGGTGTCATATTAAGAGTCGTACCTTGACACGACACACCACCACCGTAGGTGTTAGTTACATATGGACCTTGTAAAACCTGAATTGCCTGGTTGGTTACTGAGCCTGAACTATTAGCGATTGGATTTGCTGTTGCACTTACACCCCCTACACCCTGTGCATTTACAGGGGCAGTTACAACCACACTCAGAGCAGATAGACATAATGATTTTATTGTGTAAAGACGCTTGTTGTATCTGTTACCGATTCTATTGAGGTAACTCTTTGAATTATTGTTTGATTTGTGAGCCCTGGTCCTTGATAACTCTGGGTGAATTGAAACGCCGCACCTGGAGTTGTCATTGTGTATGCACTTTGACTGGAGAAGTCCAATGCATCGTGAGAAGATGTTACGCTTCCTGTCACCATGTCTCCATTGGTGCCGACGCTTGGCTCTATTGTCACTGTTGATGTATTCACATTGGGGTTGAGTGCTGCTCCATCGTTCGAAACGCCTACCCCAGTCACGCTGTATTCCCATCCTGTTCTATAATCAATTGAATTTATGGTTTCTGTAACCGTACTTTCAGTTTCCGTATGGCTCGTCATCGAACCTTGCTGGAAGTTTGGGACCACAGGGACCGCCAAGGCAGGTACAGCACTTACAAGTGCATTTACCACAACGATCACATATGGGGCAATCTTCCTCTTCATTATGTATCACTCTTAGCGAATGGTAAGCTCAGTTACGAATTGAGTTGTCGCAGATGTATTTGCTCCACCTGCTGCTACACTAGCAAAGGTATGACTATTAGATGTTTGACCAGCTAAAGATCCAACGGTTCCTCCAGCAGTAGAAGACATGCTACCATAGTTATTAACTGCACCAACAGTAGGAGCACTAGTAGCAAGAGCATCGCCTTGAGTATAGCTCTGAGCAAAGCTGAATGCAGATCCTGCAACTTTCTGTTCTGCTACAACTACACCAGGCGTATAAACACCTGAAGTTATAACACCAGATGATACCTGATCGGCAGCAGCACTACCACCAGACGGTGTAATAGATGTATCCACACCACTACCACTAACGGCATATGATGATCCGATTCTATCGGTAGATGTGTGGGCTCCTCCTACACTGAGTTGTACACTAGAAGCAAATCTAGATGTAATGTCTGCCCTCACTGGGTTTACCAAAGCACCAAAGGTTGCAAGCATAATAAAAGGAATAAATTTTTTCATGCCATTTGACATTGTTATCTGTGAACTATATAGGTGTTTATAACCGTATGAAAAATGTACGGCGTATACCATTTAAGATTTTCATAATGTATGATTAAATAGTAGTGTCGCCGTAAGGGACACCATTTACACTCGCTTTTAAAGGAGAACTATGAACACACTAGCAAGATACCATGCTGCTAATCTTCCTGAACTCATGGAGAAGATTACTCGTAACGGCATTGGAATAGATGATTATCTAAATAGGTTCTGGGAGACGGAATCCCAAACTAATTATCCACCATACAATTTGGTGTATTTGAGTAATCATGAATCAAGATTGGAAGTCGCATTGGCAGGATTCAAGAAAGAAGAGGTCAAAGTCTTCACGGAGTTTGGAAAATTACATGTTGAAGGCATCAAAGAAGATAAAGAAACAGATGCAAAGTATCAACACAGGGGCTTGGCACAACGTTCATTCAAACGCTCTTGGACACTCAGCGAGGATTGCGAAGTTCGACAGGTCGTATTTGCCGACGGACTCTTGTCCGTGGAACTGGGAAAAGTAGTTCCAGAACATCATACACGTAAGGATTACTTGACAGCAGAATAAGATCGGATTAAACTGCTCTATATACAAGAGCCCTTAAGCGGATCCTAATGAAAAGGCTTATCGCATTAGCAGCACTTGCTTCTCTAATACCTGGTTGTGCCGAGGCACGGACTAGACTTTCGGGAGCAGGTGCTTCTTTTCCATCTAAGGTATACCAAAGATGGTTCTCTGACTACGCAAAGTCAGGAGGTAACAGAGTTAACTATCAAGCAGTTGGTAGTGGTTCAGGTAGAAAGGCATTCCTAGATGAAACAGTGGACTTCGGAGCATCCGATGATCCTATGAAGGATGCAGACATTGCTAAATCAAAACGAGGACTAGTCCAGATACCTATGACTGGAGGTACTATTGCCTTTGGTTATAATATGCCTGGTTGTGATCTTAAACTTACACAAGAGCAAGCAGTACAGGTTGCTATTGGTGAGATAAACAACTGGTCACAAGTAGGATGTGATGACCATGCGATGACATGGGTGTACCGTTCTGATGGGTCTGGTACTACTGCTGCATTTACTAGATCGATGAATGAGTTTAGTAAGAAGTGGAAACTTGGAGTTGCTAAATCAGTTGCTTGGCCAGTTGGTATAGGTAACAAAGGTAATGCTGGTGTTGCTGGCAACATTAGAAATCAAATTGGTTCTATTGGTTATGTTAATCAGTCCTACATTAAGGGTGAAGTCAGAGCTGCTGCTCTTCAGAATAAGAATGGTGAGTTTATTAAACCATCAATTGAGTCAGGTGCTTTGGCACTCAATGGGATATCACTTGATGAAAACCTCGCAGGGACAGACCCTAACCCTACAGCAGAAGGGGCATACCCTATTGCTACGCTTACATGGGTACTTGCTTATGAAACTGGTAATGGTCGTAAGACTGAAGCAGTGAAGGAAACTCTATCAAAGTTACTTACTGATGAGTATCAAGAGAAGGCATCTGTGTTAGGTTATGTACCATTGAGAGGTGAGATACTACAGAAGTCACGAGATGCTGTTGAGCGAATAGGAAAGTAACTATATAATATACAACAGAAGAGACCCGATGGGTCTCTTTTTTGTTTGAGGTTACTATGAATGTTTATGTAAATTTAAAACCAAACACCTATGGTGGTGAGTCAGACCTCTTGACATTAGAGGTACCTTCAGGTTATACTGAAGAACTTCTGCGGCATGTTAGACCCATCGCAGAAGAAAAAAATATACCCGAAGATAGAATCCTTAAGGATATTATCAAGGAAGCAGTACACGAAATCGAACGGAGGAATTATGAGCGTAAGGGTCGTAAGAACAAGAAACGGTGAAGATGTCATCTGTGACATCCATGAAATTAGTCAAGAGGGAGAAAAAAAGATTCTTGGTTATCAGTTAATCAAACCATATACTGTTTGGATTTCTGAAGGAATGACTGCTGAGGATGATGATGGTAACATTCATAAAATTAGTAATCCTGAAATTACAATGGAACCTTACGCACCTCTTGCAAAAGAACAAAAGATCATTGTTCGTTATGATGAAATCATTAGTGCATATGAAACACATGATGATGTAGTCTCAAAATATACTGAATTAGTTGGAGCAACAAATGGAATCGAATCTGAAAATCCTGTTGATGACAAACAGGAGTGAGTATCTAATAGGTCGAGTGACTGAGTTGGATGAAGAACCTGCAATTTTAGTTGAAAAATGTTTTAGCATTTCTCCTGAAGGAGTGTTGTCACCTTTTCCTGCGTTTGCTTCACAACGTGATTTGTTCTTGACATCTGAGTCAGTTTTGACTATAGTGGATGCATCAGAAGAAATTACCAAGGAGTACAACGCAGCGAATGAGTAGGTTCTATACCAACGTTCAACTTGCAGGTAATACAATTCTCTATCGTGGGTACGAGGATGGGCAAAGAGTCCAATCTCGTGCCCATTTTAGTCCTACTTTGTTTGTAACCTCAAACAAAGAAGAGAAGTATAAAACTCTAGAGGGTGAGAATGTTCGCCCAGTTAAATTTGAATCTTCACGAGAGGCAAGGGAGTTTATTCAACAGTATCAGAATGTTGAAGGGTTTAAAGTTCATGGGTATGAACGATTTGTATATCAGTTTATTACTCAAGAGTTTCCTGATGAGGTTGATTATACTATCAACCAGATGAAGATCTACGCAATGGACATTGAGGTTCAATGTGAGAATGGATTCCCTAATGTAGAAGAGGCAGCAGAAGAAATGTTGTCAATCACCATTAAAGATATGGTGACTAAGCAGTATTATTGTTGGGCAACTCGTGAATTTGAAGCACCAGAAGGTGTAGAGTCTCACATTTTTTGGAATGAGCAAGAGATGCTTAGACATTTTCTTGGTTGGTGGGTTGAGAATACACCTGATATCTTGACTGGTTGGAACGTGAATCTATATGACGTACCATACATTGCCCGTCGTGTCAATCGTGTGTTGGGTGAGAAATGGATGAAGAGTCTGTCACCATGGAACCGTGCAAATGAGAGAGAAGTCTATGTCCAAGGACGTAAAAATTATGCTTATGATATCTCTGGTGTCAATATCCTTGATTACCT